CTGATAGAAAGTGTAAAGCATCTTATCTTTGTAACAATAAAGATAAAGTAATGTACACAGATAGCAAAGGTAATTTATTTTGTGGACAGAGATATAAACTACAAGATGACAACAACCCATATAAGTGGGAATGGAGGACATGTAATGCCTTACTCAAAGAAAAAGAGCAGGGAGCTAAAACAACTGAACTACCATTTTGATTTTGATTATGAAGTATGGGTTAAGTTAAACAAAAGAGGAAATAAAAGGAGAAAGAATGATTGATGTAATGTTAAGCAAAGCAACAGAAGGTATGTTGATTGCAGAATTATTAAACAGGAGAAACGAAAAGGAAGTGCCTTTGTTTATGGGTAAAAGTATTGTGTTGCCTAATGGACAACTGCAATTACTTGCAATACTTCCTAACATACAAGTACTTACAACAACTGATTTAGAAGAAGAGTAATGCTTTTTAACGAAATGGATTACAACGACAGGGTAGAGGATGGTGTTGGTAAAAAAGCAGAGGATATCTTTGAGCAACACCTTACAGACTTAGGGCTAGTAAAACAGAAAGACTGGTTAAAAGCAGCAACTAGCCCATGGGAACATAATATTAATTTCTTTTGGTACTACACAGACATAATAACTATTCCTGATTACATCTTTAACAGGAGAGATAAGTTATTTTTAACAGAGGTTAAAGGCACAAAGAAAATAAAGTTCTCTGATATGGATAAACTACAAGAGATGTATGACAGAGCAAAAGATTATCCTGAAGTTAAAGTTGGTTTGACTTATGTCAACAGAAAAACAAAAGAGGTCAAGTGGTATTCTTTTGAGGAAGTGCTACAGATGTGGGATAGCATAGAGGAATACGAAACTTATCACGAGAAAGACTTCAAAGGTCAAGAAAAAAAATATAAAATTCTTCCATTGTAAAAATACACGATTTGACAAATGTGTCAACATGTGCTAACATGGTATCAGTACAAAACTAAGGAGGAAACATGGATATTAAATTAATATCTGAAATACCAGAAAACTCTAACTTGTTAGATGTTGAATGGGGTAAAGATGAAAATACTATCAAAGGTAATGAACTAGACAATGTTCATTGGGCTACTTTAAATGCAGATGTTTTGATGACTTTTGCAGATGGAAAAAGTTATAAGATACCTAGGTATTATCTTTATCAAATATATAATGATAAAAAATTAAAGGATGAATTGTATGATGATTACAAACTAACTCATTTTTACAATTTTCGTTTAGACCATAAAACAGTTATTGAAAATTCAATAAGTAAATAAAAAGAGAAAACCTACCACAAGGCTGCTAAATACAGTTAGGTAGGTTTTTTCTATTATAATATCTTTAAGTTATCCCAACCTTTTTTATTAACAGTAAAGGTAAGCACACCAGGGTGCGACCACATACCACTTCTAGCAGTAAAGTCTAAAGATTTATCTAAGCTAGGTGATTGAAACCAAGTCCTATCTCCCTGTTGCTTTGCACGAAAGTGATGGTAATGACCTGTAATAAGAATTTGTGCATCTTTTGCAGGTAAGAAACCATACATCTGACCTTTCCACCAGTTTTCTATCTTAGTTTCAGGATTACCTCCACTATAACCTGTCATGTGACCATGAGTCCAAGCACATGGGATAGTTTTGATAGTCATAACTTGATGAAAACCTTCTGGAACTACAACAGATACCTTCTTATATCTTTCAGGGTTAGCTTTCATTATCTCTTCACATATCTGCAAGTGCATAGTATCTGTGTTATCTAATCTGTTAGTAACGACTTGACCTTTTTGTGAACGAGAAGCCTCACCATGATTTCCTGGAGCTCCAGCTAATACAAGTTTATCTGCATGTGGTAAAAATGTCTCTACTGTTTTCATCATCATAGACCTAGCTAACGCATACTGTTCTATCATTGTTAACTCAATATTAAATGGTTGACTATCGTAGAAACCATAACAGTTTTCTGTAAGGTCACCTAGTCCAATCATATATATCTCATCTATCTGGACACCTGCCTTACGCAGTTCCTTAATTCTATTTACTGCATCTTGTAGAGCTATATCGTAGCGTTTAAGTGTGTTCTCAACGCCATAATCTTTCTTACCTAGCTGCCAATCAGCCATAAAAAACAAAAAAGCAGTATCACCTCCATGAGTTTTAACTTTTAATGGTGGTTTTTTACCTGCTTGTTTGAATAATGCTTTAAAATACTTGTCTTGTCCAGGTCTTTTCTTCTTTACAAGCCCTTTAAAAGCAAAGAATGTCTCAGTTCTCCCACCTTTCAATTGAACTTGCCATGAAGATGACCTAACTGTACCCTCAATCTCGTATAATTTAGGGTCATACCCCCATTGTTTTAGAATTTCATCAAACTTATTGTTGTAGTTTGGGTCTGTTCCAACATGTGTGATTTCACCTTGCCCAGTTTGGTCATTAATATCTACGCCAGGCTTCCAACCTGACTTATAGAAGTTATTACCCCACTCTTCAGGTGTGTTATTCTTGGACATCTGTCCTCCTTTGCCCTGTCATTGACAGTTTACTACAAAGATAAGACAGTTTCTACTACTTAGTTATTTGTTTTTTTGCGTATGTCTTGATGACTGCAAGTGCAGCACCACCACCAGCTAATGCAGCTAACTGAATTGTTTCAGCTTCTACACCAACTAATGGAGCAACTGTTAATGCACCAATGAACGCTTCAATGAAGGTCCAGGCAGTTCTTTCAAGCATATCTTTGAGGTCTACACTCATTCTATACTCCCATGAATCAGACCAAGGTGTCCACCATACATCCTTCTTGAATGTACCATCTTGATTTCTTGCTCTTTTAAATCTTTCAAACATTATGTTATCAATCTCCCTTTCAACATAGCATTACCTATCAAAACATTACCATTTATTTCCTGTAATTTATCGTAAACTGTGGTAGCTAAAACAGTATGGTCTTTTGCTTGATTATCTACATCTTTATTTAATAAATTGTTTATTGTTGTGTATTCTATGGCGACATCTTTGCCTTGCAGCAACTGTCCTGCTACTTTTGCATACATTTTCTTGTAAGCTACAGCACTACTGCCTATAAAACCATCTTTTGATATGTCTAAATCTTGTTGTGTCTCGCCAATTATTAAACAACCGCTCGTATGTTCGTCACTATTCCCTGTATGTATCAATATATAAGTAAAGTTAGGCACATCTTGTATGTGTAACATACCATAGTGTGCGTTCTTATATCTCTCTGAATACTTAGCATGGAAACCACCTGTTTTTCTAAACTTAATATCATAAGTTCCCTCTGGTATGCAGGTCTCGTGCATAACTTTTACTGCTTGATACTGGTCCTCTAGTGTATAACACTCAAAAATACCATCTATAAATAGCAACCCATTCGTTGCATCTGTTCCAAATTGTGTTCTAACTACAGTTAACTTCACCTATACCTCCATATTTACTATTACATATAGTAATGTATGTACCTGCTTCGTTGACATAAGTTACACACATTATTCACCACCACAGCAACCACTACCACAGCAGTCCATACTAATCTCCTTTTCTAAAACCAATGGTCAATAACCATACAGCTAAAGTTATTATAGTAGCTAATCCTGTAACTTGCTGTGCTGAACCAGTTAGTGTAAGCGTAGCAATAACTAAACCAACCAAAGTCCAACTAAGGTTTAATGTTTCTTTAATTGCTTCTACTAACCAAGTCCATAGCTTGTTAATCATAGACTTCTCCTAAATACAAAAGCTGCCATACTAGCTATTCTAGTCAAAATTACAGGAACTACGACCTCCTGTGCTTTTTCTTTTTGGTCTTGTGTCATATCATCTCCAATATTTCCTATTTCTATTGCTTCAAAATCTAAATCTATAAATGTTTCTATTGGATTCTCTAAGAATGCTTCGTACTGTACCTCTGTAACAACATCAGCAAGAGTATAGTTCTCTACATCTGCGTTATCTACAGCTCTCTCTACATATTCTTCTACTGCTTCAGCTACGACTTCATCTTCTTTGACAGCCTCAGCTATTATCTCAACATCTTCTGTTTCTACTTGTAATACTTCAGCAACAACTTCTACTTGTTCCTCTGTAAGTTCTTCTATCTCTTCAATAGCTTCTTCAACTACTGCCTGAACTATCTCTTGTACTTCCTCTGATACCTGGTCTAAGTTTTGTACACCAACATCATTAACTTCCTCTATTACCTCAACGACTTCTTCGTTGGTAAGCTCTTGTACATACTCTTGTATAGCTTCTTCTTTTGCTTCTTCATACTCAACTAACTCCTCTTCTGTAAATTCCTCTATCTCTTCTTCAGTTACTTCAGGAATATCTACAACGATAATTTCTTCAATAGCTTCTTCTATCTCTGCAACTTCTTCTTGCAGTTCTTCCTCTGTTAGTTCAATAACTTCTTCTGTTTTAAAGAATCCTCTGCTTGTATCTTCCTCTTCAATTTCCTGTACTGGCTCATCCAGAATCTCCTCTGTTTGAATTGTATCTTCTGTATTGGTGTCATCTCTAAGTATTTCTTTGTCCAGCTCATCTTCTATTTCCTCTTCTACTTCTTCTTCTATAATAATAATTATATCTTCAGGTATCTCTATTAACTCAATTTCTTCTATCTCTATCTCTTCTAATTCTTCTAAGTATTCTTCAACTTCAAGTATGGCTTCAAGAAACTCCTCAGCTTCCTCTTTAGTTTCAAACTCATATATCTCAAACTCTTCTTCTCGTTCAAGTAATTCAACTTCAAGTTCCATTTGTTTTTCAAGTTCAAGTACTTCTTCTTCAGTAAGCTCAATAAATTCTTCATCTTCATAATCATCATCCATCTCCAATACCATATCATCATCATCATAAAACTCTCCTTGGGTATCGTATTCTTCTTCGTATATCTCATCTTCATATTCTTCATCAACAATAATTATAATTACTTCTTCTATAATTTCTTCAGGTATATCGCAATCACCGCGTTCCAAAGCAACATTAGTAATGTAACAACCATAAAGCTCTTCATTCTTTTTTCTTTCGTTATCTCTTTCTACAGTACCATCTTCTATTTCGTAAACTTCATATTCTGCTACAGAACCATCATCCATTACAACCTCAACAGGTGGAATTGTAGTTGGAGGTGGAGGTGGTGGAGGCGGCGGTGGAGGAACAGTTGTAGTTGTTGTAGTATCAGGTACAGTTGTTGTTGTACTTGATGTAGTTGTAGATGATGTAGTAGTTGTAGTGGTAGATGTATCTACACAAGTAGAAGTAGGTGCAGACCAATCAGTTTGTGTTTCATTAAAAGGTACTTGGTCAGGTAAAGCTATACTTCTTTCTATAGATATTGTACTGTAGCTATTATCTGTGTCATTGTCTGACCTAACTCTGTAATAAAATGTACCAACTGGTAACTCAAAGTATGTTCTTAAATTACTAATACTAAACACGTGGTCACTCCATTGGTTTTGTACGTGACCAAAACTTGTAGATATACAGAAACTATTCTCATCTATACCTGTAGCCATACCAAAAAAGATTGTGTATTTCTCTGGTGGACTATCTTCAAAACCATCTGAACCTAATAACCTAATAGTTAAGTCACCTGTTTCTGCATTTATTGATTGTTCATAACCATAAGGTTCTTGTGTTGGAACATGGTCTGCCAATACAGGCATAGGTATTAATAAAAATAAAGCTAAGATAAGTCTTAGCATTACATTACAATCGCTGCAACAACCCCACCAAGTGCTACAAGTAATGTTAGTACTTTATAAAACTCTGCTTTATCTAGCTTTGCATCTAGCTTTTCTTCTAATCTATCTAGTCGTTCAATAACCATATTGAGTAATTCCTTTTGAGTATAGCCATTGTTGTTTGTCATTTATGGTAGGTCCTCAGGTCTGCTTATCCAGTCCCATTCTTCATCCCAGTCGTGGTCAATAATAACTGTTTCAGATGATGCTAAATATTTTAACAAATTATATATTTCTTTACAAATAAA